CTTGTCAACAAATAACTCAGGAAAATTTAACCCTTCTGGTGGAAAACCTAGTTCCTCAAAACAGAAGGTATCACGAGCAATAGCTGCCTCCTTCTCGTCAGTAAATGACCCCAAGTACTTGAGCTTGTGTTGATGCTCTTTACCTAATCCTACGTTCACAATAAACTTAGGATTATTGTTTGGGGCTGTTACACCTCTGTACTTGGACTTACCTCGAACCTTCTGGTATCCTCTTAGGTTTTCGGATCGTGTCACGTACCGCAGGTTAGATGGTCTATTGTCAAACTTGACTCCGTTGATGTGATCAACGTCATAGCCCTTTGGCTTATTCCCCAGGAAGGCTCTTGCGATCAGATCGTGGACTTTGTACTGGCGGTTATTTATATTCTTTTTATTGTACTGACCCGGATCAGCCGAGCCAAATGACCGAGGCTTGCGGTACTTGCCGTGACTCTCTACACTACCATCTGAGTAGCAGGTTACTCTTACTCCGTTTACTGTTATATCCTTTGATGTTTCTTTAGTTATCATAGTCCCTCCGTGTTGATGATTAGTGCGCTGCTGTTGTACAAGTACCCAGTGCGCTTAGTTATTATTTGTACTGCATCGAAGTCCGTAGTCCAAGGCATCTCACGATCCTCGAACCCGAAGTCATAGTCATCCCGAATTAGCTTAGATATATTCCAAGCGTACAGCAGGTGCTGGAATCCGTTCACATAAACGAAGTCCTTCTTTACTGATTCAGCTATACCGATATTGGTATCAACCTTTAACTGCTCGATGATCCAGGGGTCATATGCCTTCCGGCGTACCTTGATCTCAACCAGATAATCAATGCTCTCGTAATCAAAAGGACTGTACTCGTCCTCAGCTTTGGTCAGCTTGTGCATCCGTGGGAATGCTTTCATTATGTATTGCGCTACTTCTTCCTCCGTCATTGTCCGAACCTCCCTGTGCAGTGGTAGAATTTAAATAACCCACCGATATCACGTTCACCTTCACGGTTCTTGGCGATCTCATAGGTTAAGCGAGTGAACGCCCCTCGGCTGTCTACGTCCTTTGAGGACTCAACATCACCGCTTGACGGATACATAAGCAGAACAATGTCAGCATCATTCTCAATGTCCCCGGAATCCTTTAGGTCATACAACTTAAGTCGGCCAGCCTTGGCTCCCTCTCGGTTGACTTGTGCCAGTAGGATCACGGCTATATTGAGATCAATAGCCATCTGCTTAATCTTGTGAGAGATACTAGCGATGCCCTCAGCCTTGCCCATCCTGGATGAGAACGGTATCAGCTGGAGGTAATCAATCACCAGTAGCTTTACTCCGTGCTTCTGTACGAACTGACGTGTCTGACTGTACAGATCATCTACGTTCTTAACAGCGTGCGAAGTATAGATAGGTAAGGACTTCAGTTGGTTGATGGTATCGTAGACCCGCTTCTCCTGCTGTGGGTTAGCTGTCTGATCCTCAACGCTACGTAGGTTAACACCTGAGATAACCTGCGTTAGTCGCTTTGTGAGTTGCTTCTGTGGCATCTCCAAGGAGAACACCCCGCAGGCGTGACCATCCTTTACAACGGACTGAGAGACGATGTACATAGCAAGTGCTGACTTACCACAGGAGGTAGGTGCAGCCACTGTCAGTACCTCACCAGCAGCGATGCCTCGGTTGCCGAACTCACGATCCAGATTATTGGTATGAGTCTTAACAACGTCAGCCTCGTACTCACCAGCCTGCATCTTAGCGATGTCAGCCAGTAGCTCGTCAGCGGAGAAACCTATGTCAGCCTTGCCTTGGGTAAGGAGCGGACGCTCGGTTATCTCAGCCTCAAGGGTGCTGCGAATCTCGTCGTAGGACTTGGATTCATTCTCAACCTCCTCAACAGCGAGTCGGCAGGACTTCATAATCTCACGAAGCCTTGCCTTCTCTGCTACTGTCTTGGCGTAGAACCTAGCTGAGGTGGTGCCGGAGACACTGTCAGTGACTGACAGTATACCTGCTATGCCCCCGACCTCATCAAGCCCTTGTAGGGTCTTCAGGTGCTCTGAGATTGATACCTCGTCAATTGGCTGACTTAGCTGTGCAAGGTCACCAATAGTTTGGTAAAGTAATCTAAAGCGTAATAAGTAAAAATCCTCTGGCTCAAGCAGTGGACGAACCATATCGTATATGGATGTGTCACCTGGCAGTAAGCAGGATGCAATTAGTTTTTCCTCGGCTTCAGCACTATGTGGCTGATTGTGTATTTGTAGATCCAGATCGTTCATTTTCAAGTAATTCTACCAGAGAACGAAGGACTTGTCCAAGGGACTTATGGGCTACACGGTTTCCTTCCGGGATCTTATAACCATCAATTGAGTTATAGATTGAGAGGGATACTTCGGCTGCTTCTTTTATTTTAGTCATTTCGTTACGGTGTGTTTCGGTTATATTATCAGTCATAAGAATTACTTGCCCCCTACGGAATTGTAAGGGGCAAGCATCTTAGCACAAGGACTTACTCGGTCTCAGCTCTTTCGAGCATCCCTATGGCTATCAAGGAGTAGCCAATTAGGTCACGGAATATGTCTTTGGATTGGTCGCCATTGGTAACTACCTTTAGCTGACCATCGTTACAGAAAGCCTTCGCTCTCTGGAATTTGTCCTGCATTCGGATGCAAACACCAGTCAATGGATGAACGCCGAACTCGGAGGAGCCATCGAAATTTGCGAAGGGGTTATCGCAGCTCTCGCCTCCTGTGTAATCCGTGTTCTTGTTGGCAGTCATTGTTAGAATGGCATTCACTTCATCACGGCGGAACTGATCCCACCAGACTTTGTCGAATTGCATTACTTAGAATGGGGCTTCGTCATTGGTTGGCGCACTTGCAGCTTTGGGGGCAGATCCTGCACCGTCCACTGGGTTCACCGCTAAGGACAAGAAGTTAGTACCGCTCTTGGCTGTCTTCTTCCAGCCCTTGAGGTAGTAATCCTTACCCTCGACATTAATCTTCCCGCTGTAGTCAGGATGATTTGGTTTTTCTTTACGGTCATTGACGAAGAATGTACCGGAGTTAGTGTTATCGTATTGTGACATAGTATTACTTTCGTTATTGGTTTTAGTTTAGTTATTATTACTGACTTCCTTGTCCAGCTTTACAGCCTTCAAGGATGTGTCAGGAAATTTGATCTCTACCTCAAGGTAGTCAATCAGGGCATTCACCTTCTTGGAGAGCATCTTGTTTTGCTCCTCTAGGTGAAGGTTGTGTCGGCGAAGTTCTGCTAGGTCATCTTCAATGCCAGCAAAGGCTTCATCGTAGTGCTTGTCCAGCACTTGGATAGTTGAGATAAGATCGAGTAGTTCGTGATGTAGGTTCATATTAGAATTGGGTTACTTGTTTACGTGGTGCGGATTTTCCGTGGTCATTAGTAGCGTCCGGATCCTTGGTGTCGTCAATAGCAAAGAGTCCATTTAGTGCATATTTTCTGGCATAGGATGAAGCGGAGCCAGTGATCTGGGCATCGTCCATACCTTTCTTGGTCTCAGCCTCACGAGCGAATCCACTTGTGCTGACAGCATCATCACCTTCACACGATGTGGATGCCAGGGTGGCTGTAGCCTTTACATATACTCGACCACCTACCTCGACGATGTCATCGCTGATGGCTAGTGTACAAGTATACTGGGCTAGCAAGGGTTTCAGTGCAGTGAGGATGTCCTCACAGGAGCGGTAGCGATACCCTCCGAATTTGTTGGTCTGTCCTTTCGGTGCTTTAAGCTCCGTCTGGATACCTTGTAGTTTCTGTTGTATGTTCATCTTATCTTTCTTGGTTTCTGTTTTACTCATATTTATTCTTGGTTAGTTTACGGAACAGCTCTTTGCGCTGCTTTTGATTTTTACAAGAAGCAAGATCATCATCACTTGCTCCTAGGTCTTTTAACTCTGTTACTTGTTCGGCGGCTGTCAAGCCCCTATTGTCATATTTATTTCATTATTATGTAACCCAACTTAAATAAACTTAACTTAACTTAACCTAACCGTATGCAATAGCATTGCTTAAGCATTGCTTATTGATGATTCCGTTTAGTTATATTTCTAAATAGTTCCTTACGTTGTTTAACATTCTTGCAGGCTGCAATCTCTTCGGTGCTTGCTCCGATATCTTTCAGTATTTCAACCTGAGCTTCCGCGTTATTGCTATTTCCAAACTTTCTTGTAAGTTGTGTAAGTCCTACAGGATGAAGGACATCCAGTGTCTCTTGCTCTAGGTAGGCAGCCATTGCCTCCAAAGTATTTGGCAAATCTTCCTTCTCACCCTTGCACATCTTGAGGTAAAAGTTCTCAACCTTGCCTAGTAGACTGTTAGCCTGGCGTGAGATTACACCTCGTACCATTCCAGTCTGGTGATCGTGATCCAGTACCCAGTCCTGTGTCTTGATGTCCAGTATAGGGCAGGAGATTGGCTTGTTGCCCTCCCGGAACTCCTTGATTTGATTCTGTGATAGGTATGTCATAGTGAGTTGGTAGGCTGACCGTTAAGGGCAGCGATTGCTTGCTTGAGTTGATTGTTCTCCTCCTGTAGCCGGAGGTTCTCATTGCGTAGGTAGATGAAATCCTCCTTTAAATCAAGAATGATATCAGTAAGTGATGGTTCATTTATGTTATCGGTCATATCTTTATTAGTCACGTCGATGAAGAACTATTCAACGGACATTGTCACAAGTTGAGGGGATGTCTTGTGACAAATCCGTAGCAGTATTTAGGAAATGTAAACGTATAGCTTCAACGTGTCGCTTGTGCCATCATTTCGTCAATGGACTCTCTGTCGCAATCACAGTACAGTAGGGCTGTGTCTGGTTCATAGATCTCACAGTTGTTATCAATCAGCCAGTCGAGCCGCTCCTTGTCTTTCATAAGCTCGGTCATCTGCTTCCCATCGAGCCACACCGCCGCAGGTTCCTGAATGTCGCAGATTTCTTTCCAGCTTTCGGAAGTGTATTGCTGAAGGTCAATAATTGCTGTCTTATGTATGGCTTTAATATCAGTAAGCTCTCGCTCTAGCTTCCTAGAGTGCATTGCAAGCTCTGCTACGTTGTGTTGAACCTCATCTGTTCTTGGTGTATCACTCACGAATGATGGCAGTGGTTTTAATGTATTTTTCATATGTGTCATTGGTTATTGGTTATTGGTGAAGGAATCCCGATAGGGTTCTTCAGGGGAATGTTCCCGCTCGGTGTAAAATGGTGTGAGGGAGTCGACCGCTACGCAGTCCTTATCCTCATTATCAACCCCCGCCGTCGCAGAGGAATTACAAACTCGATCTAAACACCAATATAAGATTCGATCAGATTCTTATACTTTTTCGCTAAATTATGCATATACTCTATGATATAGGAGTCTTTCGACACTCACGGCACATATGTCCGAATTTTGTCATAGAGTGCAGAGGCATAGCAGGTCAAGATGCTTTCATATAGTTATTGGTTGGCTGATTTAGGCGTTCCCTTCTTTACGCCTGTACTGTCCTCATAGTAATAAACATCACCATTGGCATCACGCTCCCACATCTGCCAGTAGTCATCGCTGTTCTCGTGGTAAGTGGGGCGACCCTCGGCGTCACGCTCGAACCTCTCCCAGTAGTCATCGCTGTCTTCGTAGTGGGTAGCTCTGCCGTTGCCGTCCCACTCACACTTCTCCCAGTAGCCACTACTGTCTTCGTAGTAAGTCCCGTCGCCTTTGGTATTTTTAATCTCGATAGGAAGGCTAAAATCAATCCCCATCTCTGTCAGTGTTTCGCTTAGTTTTTTCATAGATGTGTTATTGGTTAGCTGATTTAGGTGTGTTTCTCAGTTATTAATAAGTGATGACGTTTTGTTAGTTCCCCTGAAGTCAACTCTCGGTTCACCTCCAGGGTGTGAGCTTATGTAAGTTTATGTGATTGATAAGCAGGAAGATTGAATGTCCTCTTCCATAGGAAGTAAGTTGATTGATGGATACCGCACTGCTGCACTGATGTCTTCAGTGATACACCGGTGCCACGCATCGTGTCAATCTTATTTATGATCTCGGTCTTCTCCTCCTGGCTGAGTCGGTGAGTAGGTCGGTTGCAGTTACTGCCGGGGATAAAGTCCCTAGTGCCTGCTGTCCTCTCAAGGTATTCATTGTCCTCCACTTCCTTAGCGATTCTGGCTTCCGCCCATCGCATAAAGCCGCTTACTGATTCTGCTGTTCTTTCGTACATTATTACTTCTGATTATGTTTTACTTCTGTTACTGATAATATCTGGCCAGTGCCGCCACGCTTGAACACGCAGCGACCACTGGGATCTGGTTTCTTCTTCAATAAAAGCAGGGTTGCCGCCTTCTCGTCGTGCGCCCACTTGTACACCTTGCCGACGTAGCCCTTCGGCATATCGTCACGCTTGGTGCGTATCTCGTACTCAGTCATAGGTATATTACTGTAAAGCACGAGCCTCCATTTGTGCCGATAACATTGTAGTCAATCCATTCGACTGCTTCCTCTTTAGTCATCCCTTGCTCTATGAATAGTCGAGTCATTAGCTCGTACTCATAAACCAGGTAGCCGTTGTGGTCAGTCCCTATGATTGCCTCATCCAGTCCGTCAAACCGGATGGCCTCATCCGCACAGCACTCCAGGTGCTCTTCTATATCTGATATCGGTTTCATATTACATTCTGAGCATCCAGTACAGCTCCGCACATTTTTTCGCTACCTTGATGCCCTTTTCAAGCTCTTCCTCGCTCCAGACCTTGTGGTAGTGCTTCTTCGTATCGCAATCAATGATCACCGAGATGCACTCCGGAAGGTAGTCAAGCTTGTGCTCCTTCATCATCATATAGGCTTCAATGCCTAGCTGCTGGCAGTCCTTATCGTAGCACTTAGCCTTGCCCTTTGTATTGGTGCGGCACTTGTAGTCCGCCAAGAATAACTTCTCGTCACTGTCGTACCCGATGAAGTCAACACTGCCCGCAATCTTGATACGATTGCTTGCGATGATGTGCTCACAGGCCACCGGCTTTACTCCGCTCTCGTGAACCCACTCAACGAACGGCATAGCCCAGTCATTCCAGGGTGTATCCCTTGGGGATTCTCCCATCTCTAGGTAGTCGTGATTGATGAAGTCCTCAATGACCTTGTGAACAGTAGTCCCGAACTCCGATGACTGAATCTCCTCACCGGTAACCGGGTGCTCCCGTGTGCCATAGGTAAGACGCTCGATCTCCTGCCAGACCAGGTGAGGGTACTCCCTTGCTAGTTGCGTGATCATTCGGGGCTTGTAGATGCTATCCAGGAAGGCATCCTTTACTATGCCTAGCACTGTTGTTACAGAAGGGTAGACCTTCTTGACCTTCCGTGCCTGTGCAGGTGTTAGAATGTCCGCCTCAAACTGAGGGTTCAGTATATCGTTACAGCTGTAGAAGTGACTCATTTTCTTTTCTTTCCGTATGTTGGGTACGATGCGCGCCCTGTCTTGGTACGACGAGCATCTTTGATTAGACCTAGCCTCCGGAAGTGA